ATGATTAGCCCATATGCTCGAGAGGTTCATAAAAAGTATCTTGTTTTACCCTGTGGTCGTTGTATTGGCTGCAGGCTCGATTATAGTCGTGACTGGGCTAATCGTTGTATGTTAGAACTTCAGTATCATGATTCTGCGTATTTTGTTACGCTTACTTATGATGATTTACATTTGCCTATTAATCACTATGCAGATTCCGAGACTGGTGAAATCGGAGTTACTGCTACTTTGGACAAAAAGGAATTTCAGGATTTTATGAAAAGGTTACGCGAACACCATTGTCGTAAGTTTGGTAATGATGCCACTCTTCGGTTTTTCGCTGCTGGTGAGTACGGCAGCAAAACCCGTAGACCGCACTATCACGCTATTATTTACGGCTTGAAACTTGATGACCTTAAATTTTATAAGCGTAATTCATTTCCAGAGAATTATGATTTATATAATTCGGAATGGATTTCAAAAATTTGGGGTAAAGGTCATGTTGTTGTTGGTAAAGTTAATTGGGACACCTGCGCCTACACTGCAAGATATATTGTAAAAAAGCAGTATGGCAATTCATCGCAGATTTACGAAAAATATAATTTCGTTCCTGAATTTACTTTGATGTCGCGTAGGCCTGGTATTGGGAGAGATTATTTTGAGGAAAAAAAAGAGAGTATTAAAAATAAGCTGCGCGATAATGATGTTATTCTTATCAGCGATGGCGATCGCGTTCGAGAGGCCAGACCTCCTAAGTATTATGAGCGACTTCTTGAGCCTGATGAGCCCGAATTGATGTCGGAGCTTAAAGAGACACGTCAACGTATTGCAGCTGATTTGGTTGAGGCTAAGTTAGATCAGACTTCTTTAGATTATCTTGAGATGCTTAAAAGTGAGGAAGCTAACAAATTAGCCTCAATATCTGCTCTTAAAAGAAAGGAGATTTAACCATGAGAAGAAGTACACCCAAAAGGAAAGATAGAAAAGTGTTTCGCAACACTGCTATTACTAAAAGAAAAATCAATCTTAACCCTGCTATATATCGTGGTGGTATTAGGTTGTAGAAAGAGGAAAAATAAATGAAATATGGATTATTCGCTATGCGCGATAGCGCAACAAGACAGTTTTTATCTATCACTGCAGATTTAACTAATGATTCTGCTATGAGAAATTTTGATTTTGCAATATGTAATACTGCACAGTTAAAATTCAGACCTGCTGATTTTGCTCTTTATCGTTTAGGCACTTATGACACATTATCTGGAGAGATAGAAACTCAGCAGCCTGAATGTCTCAGATTAGGCACTGAAAGTGAGGTGTATATTGATGGAATACAGAACTATAATGAATCGACAGAGGATATGTAGTAATTCTGGGAGTAGATTTGCTCCCACTTATTCGCTCAAGATTACCGATGATGGGAATAAGGATTTAGTCGAAACTGGTAAGGTAGATGTATATGGTAAGATTCAGACCTACAAAGAAAGTTGTGACATTCATGTCATTCTTGAAAGATTTGTTAACGGTGATGAATCTGCGCTTAATGCGGGTACTCCGTCCTTTGGTGATTTTACTGAATATCCTACTACATACGCAGAGATGCTTCAGAGGACACACGAGGCAGAAGAAATGTTTATGCAGTTGCCGTTAGAAGTCAGGGCAGAGTTCAATCATAGTCCCGGTGAGTTCTTTACATCTATTGGAAGTGAGCGGTTTAATGGTGTATATGATAAGTATTTTAAGATTGAGGATTCTGTTGCTTCAGTAGAGCCAGTTACTCCAGTAGTTCAGAAAGAGGTGGTCACAGATGTCGAGAAATCAGAATAGCAGATTCGCATTAAATCCTACTAATATTGATATTTCCAGAAGTAGGTTTACAAGAAACAGTAGTGTAAAGACAAGTTTCAATGTAGGCGATATAGTGCCGTTTTACGTAGATGAAGTTCTGCCGGGTGATAGTTTTGATGTGTCTACTAATAAGGTTGTTCGAATGCAACCGCTTGTGTCCGCGCCTATGGATAATTTGTATCTTGATACTTACTATTTCTTTGTTCCTAACAGGTTAGTCTGGGAACATTGGCGTAATTTGATGGGTGAAAACACAGATAGCGCATGGATTCCTACGACGGAATATGAAGTACCACAGATAACAAGTCCTGCTTCTACAGGTTGGACTGAGGGTACTATTGCTGATTATTTTGGTATTCCTACGAATATTCCGAATTTGTCGGTAAATGCTTTGCCGTTCCGTGCTTATGCTCTTATCATGAATGAATGGTTTAGAGACGAAAATCTTACAGATCCGCTTAATATTCCAGTTGATGAAACAACAGTTGCAGGTGTAAACACTGGTACTTATGTAACCGATGTTGCTAAAGGTGGACTTCCTTTTGTTGCATCAAAGTATCACGACTATTTTACAAGCTGTTTACCAAGCCCTCAGAAAGGTCCCGATGTTGTTATTTCGGCAACCGATAGTATTGGTAAAGTTTTTACTGGTGATAGTCATGATAATAATGGTAGTGTTGTTAATATGCACTATGGGTTGTATAATTCTACTTCTAATAGTATTACTTATAGTAATGCACAACGTGCTTTTCCTGCTGTTAAGGCTTCAGGGAGTGATAATTTAGTCGTTCCTTCAAATTCTGTTGCTGATGCTTCTTCATATGATATGGTAGTATCTTATAATAGTAGTCAGGTTGGCGATGCCCTTAATATATATCCTGATAATTTATATGCTTCTTTAGGTGCTACTGCTACTACTATTAATCAGCTTCGTATGGCATTCCAGATTCAGAAGTTGTATGAAAAAGATGCCAGAGGTGGAACGAGATATATTGAATCAATAAAGTCTCACTTTGGAGTTACTTCTCCTGATGCAAGGCTGCAGAGACCTGAGTACCTCGGTGGTAATAGAGTTCCTATCAACATTAATCAGGTTATTCAGACTTCTAACTCTGGTACAGATATAACACCTCAGGGTAATGTTGCAGGTTATTCGTTGTCTAACGACAGTAATAATGATTTTTTCCGTTCATTTACTGAACACGGCTTTATCATCGGTGTTATGGTAGCAAGATATGATCATACATATCAGCAAGGTTTAGAGCGTTTCTGGAGCAGAAAAACACGATTTGACTACTATTATCCAGTGCTTGCTAATATTGGCGAACAAGCAATATTGAATAAAGAGATTTACGCTCAGGGTACTGGTGTTACAAATCCCGATACTAATGCAGCTGTTGATGATGAAGTTTTTGGCTATCAAGAAGCATGGGCAGATTATAGATATAAGCCGTCTCGTGTTACTGGTGAGATGCGTTCTAACTTATCGAAGTCGCTTGATTCGTGGCATTTTGCTGATGATTATGATGAGTTGCCGAGATTGTCAGATAGTTGGATAAGAGAAGATAAAAGTCCTGTTGATAGAGTGCTTGCAGTACAGTCAAGTGTGTCTAATCAGTTATTTGCTGATATTTACATTCAAAATACGACAACAAGACCGATGCCGATGTACTCGATTCCTGGACTTATTGACCATCATTAGGCAGGTGATAGCTTATGGCTACAGCTAAAGAGTTGGCAGCTGCCAAAAAACGAAATAAGAATTTTTATACTTCTACGAATGCCAAGACCGGTGAGACTTTCTGGAGTTCAATCAGTCAAGACAGAGCCGATTATTTCGCTGGAAATTTAGAATCTAATGATATGGATAGTCAAGATACTGCATATGACAATTATTACGATCGCATTTTGTCCGCTAATCAGAATTCTGCGCGTGAGCAAATGAATTTTCAGGCTGAGATGAGTAATACGGCACACCAAAGAGAGGTTAAAGATTTGCTCGCTGCAGGACTTAATCCGATTTTGTCGGCTAATGGCGGTGCTTCTACTCCGTCAGGTGCTTATGCTGCTGTTGATAGTTCTATGCTTAACGCTAAGGCTAATGCAAAACTGCAGAATCAATTAGCTGACAAAGCTAATCAGACCAGTCAGTTCAATAATTACGTGACGCAGCAGAATCAGAAAGCAATGAATAAGTATAGTGTTGATAAAGGTAATGCGACTAATTTACAGATTGCTCGCATCAATGCCAAAACTTCACTCGAACAGGCAGCTATTGGTGCGCAGGCTTCCATGTATGCAGCTAATAGTGCTGCGCAGGCTTCCATGTATGGTGCTAATCAGGCTGCTGCTGCTTCTATGTATGGTTCTGACACGTCTGCTAAAATTAACACGCAGACGCTTAACTGGAAAGAGCTTCACCCTGATAATCCTTATCAGATTGGTTCTACTTTGTATAACCAGAGTAAAAAGTCAGGAAAACTTAAAACTGCTTTACAGCACTTTAAGTATATTCTTAATCGGAATACTGGCAGAGACTAAGAAAATGCGTCCTCTTATGAGGGCGCATTAATCATCTTGGCACAATCTCTCTTGATGTAATTGTGCCAAGTGACAGGTTTCTAAAAATCGCCTGATTAAGAAACGTGTCAAGTCTTGTATCAAATTAAAAGTTTACCTCAATTTTGCCTCAATAGTGCCACGCTTTAGCCGTTGCAACGATTCAAATCAAATCGTATAATAGTACCATAAGATAAAGTTTTTACGAATCAAGGAGAATGGTTATGAAAGTTTATTTAGTTACTGGTTATATTAAGTGCGATGATAATAGGATTGAAAAATTAAGCTCAATCGAGTATACAGATTTTGAGATAAAATCAAGAGGCTATGAAAGCGTATATGAACTTATGGCTAAAGAGTTTCCTTATGTTCTTTATACAGTCGAACAAAGATTATTTGATTAGGCTGCTTCGGCAGCCTCCCCCTGTTTATTATTCTGTAGTATTCATTTATTTTTTTATTACCAACCCAAAAAATTACAGCCATTGACGGCAGAAAGAGAGGAAACCTCCTTAACTGAACAGTTGTTTTTAATACTCAGTTTGCTACAGATAATAATATAGACACTATAACAATGATTGTAAGCGCAGCGCACAATCTGTTGTTGAAACAAGCGTTAGCGCGTTCAGCTTTATGCAAGAAAGGAAGTGATTGTGATGAGTTGTTACTCACCGCTTAAAAGGCTTTGAAATTGGAGTCAACGAGATAACAGGCAAGAAAATATTAAAAGTTGTAAGTTATAAAACAGACCATGTTGAAGTTACTGCAGATGGAAAGGTTAAGGCTTGTGTTGAACCT